TTCTCTAGCCCTTGCAGCAGCTTGCAGGGCTGGGCCAGTCTCCCCCATCTCATAGAGCAACTCAGAGGTTCTGTTATAAAACCCAGCAGGGTCTTGTGTAGGATCCAGCCCCTCACTCATTAGCTGTTGCTGTAGACCAGCAAACTTCTGCTGTCTAGCCTCCTCAGGTGTCACACGGCCCATTGACCTAGCAATACCTTGACCAAGCAGACCACCTGCTAGAGCAAAACCTGATCTAACTGGGTCCTGCTGCTGAGCAATCTGTAGTGCTTGGCCTAGCAGTCTATTGCGCCCTTGGCGCCGAGCTTGGCTTTCTGACTGAAACAACCCCCCGAGCATATTACCCTGCTGGGCTTGCTGTTGTCCGCCACCTAGCATTCCTAATAGTCCGTCTGCCATGTCTGTACCTTACCTGTTAATTAGAAACGGAGTTGTTCCGCTAAATCCACCTGAAGTAGTAGGCAGTAGCGATGCTGTTCCGCTGAACCCTGTGCCGCCTCCAGAAAGGAATGATCCGGAAGTTAGACTGCCAGCTGATGCTGCCCCTGTTTGTGGCTGCTGTGTGTTCAGGAACCCTAGACCAAGGGACTGCAATCCAGCGGCAATGTTGCCAGCCATCTGCTGATCTGCTGCTGCGCTCAGTCCTGCGGCTTGGGCTGTGCCAGATGGGCTGCCTGTTCTCATGGTAAGAGCAGCAGCGTCTTGTGCGCCACCTAGCAGACCCAACGCACCTGACAAAGAACCAGACCTTAGATTGCTAAGGAACTGACGCTCTGCCAAGTCTTGCTGGGCAAAGTTGATTGATCTGCCTAGAAGACCGCTAGTCTGTCCTAGCAGGTTGGATCCTAGCTGGCCTTGGAACTGCTGCTGCTGTAGTGCGCCTTGCAGTAGAGCCTGCTGCTGACCTTGGCTCAGTGCTTCAGTTTGCAAAGCACCGGCAGTAGCGCCTAACAGACCTTGGTTGGCTAGTCTTGTTTCCTGCTGTAGTCTTTGGCGCTCTAGCTGTGGTCCGTAGGCTCTTTCTAAAAAGTTAAGCGATGCCTCGGGAGTAGCTGCTCTGTCTAGTGCTGTACCGGCTCTGCCGTAAACATCCTCAGCCATGCCAAAGACTTGGCTGCCTCTGTCATACAACTGACCCGTCTCGGTTAAATCGCTGAGAGGGATAGACCTATAATCTGAAAGCAGGCCGCTAGTAATTTCTTGAGCCTGTGGCGTTAACGCTGTGGCAAGATAACGGTCTGCGCCTGTCCCAATAAACCTTGTGTTATAAAGCGGACTGCTAAAAGGAATAGGTGCAGAAGCTGCCGCAGCTCGGCCCGCTGCATCTTCCTGCGCATCAGCCGCCATTTTCCCGCCGATAAGCGATCCGGCTGCTGTAATACCTGCTGCTGCTATTGCTGGGGCTACCATATTTATCTCCGATTTAAGCGATTCTGTATCTGACGATAACTACGCCTGAGCCACCCGAGTATCCGGAGCCTCCGCCATACTTACCGCCACCGCCACCGCCTCCGGTGCCGGGCGTTCCGTTAGAGCCGTTAGTTGTTACAGAAGAGGTTCCGTCGCCACCTCCTCCGTAGCCACCGGGGCCTCCGCCGCCGCCAGATGATCCAGCGCCGCCGCCGCCTCCGGCGTAACCTTCATTACTGCCTGTTCTAAAGTCATTAGAGATGCCAGATCCGCCAACACCGCCTTCACGGTTTCTGTAATCTCCACCATTGGCGCCCATGCCGCCACCGCCAGCACCCGCTGCACGGTATCCTCCTCGACCGCTTGGGGCGTCAGCGTCACATCGGTTTCCTCTGTCACCGCCACGTCCGCCTTGGCTACCAGAGCCACCGAATCTGTCACCGCAAGGTCCGTGGTCAAACCAGCCACCGGCACCGCCGCCACAGCCGCCACTGTTGCCGTTTTCATGGAGGGCGCCACCGGCTCCACCACCGTTACCTGTAAGACCAAAAGCAGAACTGCTCTGTCCGTTAGAGTTACTGCCTCCGCCTGACCCAATGTTAATAGAATAAGATTGGATTGAGGGGCTTACTGATGAAACTACAGCGCCACCTGCACCACCACCAGCGCCGGTGCTTGAACCACCTCCGCCTCCGCCGCCTACGACAAGGACGTCAAGGCTTTGCAGCGCTCCGGGGCTTTTTACAGTAAACGTCCCATCAGAAGTAAAGGTATGGGAACGGTAAGTAATACCGTTGACGGTGTACTCTTGAGTAGTACCGCCGGTAGCATCAATGTAGGGGCTACCAGAAGATCCTGCAAGGTAAGACAGAACACCGCTCATGCTTAAGTTACACCTTGGCCTGTAATGACAAAAGTATCAGATCCTACACAAAGAATCGAAGCAAGCGCTCTTTGCAGAAGAGTTCTTGTGCCAGTTGCCCCATCAAGCCAATAGACCGTTGCGCCAGACTGAGGAATGACGTCTCTAGTGCTAGATGAATTATTGTATATTACTACGATGTCACCAGAAGAAAATACGCCTGTTGGAATGGTAATATCCCCAGATGAAATAGAGATATGGTTACCTGTATCAGATGACTGTAGTGTGTAAGAAGCACCTTTTACTGTCTGTGGTACTGTTTTTAGATCATCTAGGTCGTTATCAACATTAGTAAACTCTGCATCTACTTGAGAAAAAGCAGAGGCAATGTTGTTAAACTCTGTGTCAATTTCTACACCAGAGACAATCTTATTTGGATCTCCAGTGCTAAGAGAATCCTTGACAGCAAAGTTTGTGCTTTTACTGTAGTTAGACATTATCTAGTTCTCCGATTGATCTTGCCTGTTTTCATGTACAAGTCTGTTTTTTGTACTTCTAAACTTGAACCGTTGATTACTGACCTGAACCCAAGCGCAAAAGTCTTTCCTGCGCCTGACATGTTATAAAGAAGGTTTGTGACAAAGTTAGTTGATGTAAACTCGTCTACTCCGTATTCTGCCACACCGTATTCAGAGGGATCTGATGTTGCCTCGATTTCTTGGAGAGCGGAATCATACGCAGTGGGTATATAGTCATAAAACCATTCGAATACAACATTAGATGAATAACCACCACGAATAACATTGACAGCCTGCTTAAATACTTTTTTCGTGGTTCCGCCTTCGCCGTCCCCAGAAAACCAACCAGTCTTGACCTGAAAGTCATAGCTGTTTCCATTATCTTGATAGCCTGAGTAACGGCCAACTAATCCATCCTTGCCAATAAACAATGTGCCGTCTTTGGCGTACAAGAATGAATACGGCGTAATGTCACTCCACACAGTGATTCTTGGTTTTTCTATCCTTGCTCTAAAAGAAACATCCTCTGTTTCTAAACCTTCTGCTGTGGTGTACCTAAAGGTCAAGTAAAAAACACGGTTTGAGGTTGGGAATGTGAGAAGGTAGACGCCGTCGCTAGTTTTGAAAACAGACTTAATGTTTTCTGGGTCTTCTGACTGAGAAAAAACAGACAAGAAAGAAGAGACGTTTTCAGATACGTTTGCAAGTGGCAAAGAACCTGACTGAATGTTACGAGCGATAGAAATAACGCCGTCTTCAGACAAGAAGAAAATGTCATCGCCTACTGATTGCACAGAGTCCCTAGCAATGCACCCTGTGTTTGTAATGATGTCAGCAAGCTGTAGATTGTTGTTTGGGTCTTCGGCACCTTCGTACAACACAACCTGTCTTCTGCCAAAAATGACTAAAAGGTTGTTAAAAGATGACAGCGCCACAATCTCATCTGAACCTTTTACCCAGACAGACTCCATGTTGATTATGCCTGCTGAGCCACTTGAGAGAACGTCTTCTTGTAAAAGATCAGAGTAGCGGATTGTCTGCCGGTCGTTGTCTACGTACCAAACTCGGCCCCAGCCAGACAAAACTTCAATCGGGTCAGACGGCGCAGAGTCAAACGCAATTTCTTCAAAGTCGCCGCCATCTACTTTTACAATAGGCTTGTGGTTGCTTTGTACACCAATACACTTTTTGTTGAAGTTGACGAACTTCCAGTTGTCTGCTGTTGGTGCGGTAATTGACCCAGTAATCTCAGACGGTGAGTTAAAATTCTCAAAGAGCTTGTTGCCACCAGCAAAGATAAAACGGCTAGTGCTATTAGAATCAATGTACTCAAACATTGACTTTACTGGGGGTTCTCCTGACAAAGGAGTATCAAAGGTTTTTGACCACCCGTTTCTGGCCCCTAGAGTCCCATCAGCAGCAATGACAGCGTTCTTAACGTCAGTAGCCCAGTTTGGGCCAAGGTCAAGAGCCTCTTGCTTTGTATTAAGCCCTAACGACCCCGGCGCAATAACTGATATGCTTGTTTGTGTTTTCGCCATTATACAACGTACCAGTTTGGTTCGTCAGATGTGTTGCCCGCATCATGGGCAATAGCGTCAGACAAGGCAGTCTGGTAATCTCTATAAGCTAAGTCTGAAAGATAGCCGTTGTCCTCGCCTCTTTCATAAATTGCTTTTGACCAAGCACCAATAACAATAGGATTTACAGGGCAATCAATAACAGTGTTGTCATCGTCGCCATTTGTAGCAAAGTCTTCTTGAGGGATAATGACATCAAAGTTAATTGTATAACTTTTATCTGGGATGGGGTAAAAGTCTACGATTACATCACCCTCGTCATTAAATCCATTAAACTCAAACCACTCTGGCTGATTCTCTGTGACATCATCGTGGTTTAACTGGCGGCTCATCCAGCGAGTGCTGGGAGACTTGCGAAGAAATACATCTTCGGTGTCGTTAAATACAGAAGGCCGCCCAGCATAATCTGTGAGCAGCCTAAAACGTCGGGTGGAACCTTCTAGTGAATATCTAAAGGTCCCCTGCTGTGTAAGAACTTGGATTGTGTTTTTCAGATGTGTCCAGTTCCAAGCGTCTTCTACCTCTCTTTTTGTGTCATTGATAAACTCGCCAATCAAGCGCGAATAGAAAGTGTTATTGACACTGTTTACTTCCCGCTCTCTAAGGCGTCTCAGTACGGAGTTTACTGCTGAGAGGTAGGTAGCCATTATTATTCCTCGGTATTGTCAGTTTCGTCTGTGTACGTCTTCTTAGGACGCCCTACGGGCTTTTTAGGTTCTGCCTTTTTGTAACGCTTTACACGCCAAAGATTTTGTTCCCAGTGCTGTTCTTCTACCTCGAACGTCTTTCCTGTCTGCGTGTCTTCAATAGTAATCATATAAACCTCGTTAAAAGAGCCGGGGGAGACTTGCTCCCCCAGCTATATTTGTACCTATTAAGAAGGTACTACGGCAACAACAGCTGCGTCGTCACGAAGCTCCTGAACGCCATAGAGCATGTCTACGGTGAGCAGGTCGCCGAGGTACTCCTGCTTGTACTGGGTCTGTACGCGAGGAGCAACCTGAGTGACGAGAACCATTGCGCTCTCGTGGAACATGCCAGCAGCACGGTAGTTAGTGCTGTCGTCATCAGCAGTCACAGTTGGGACGTTGCTGGAGACGTAGACTTCAACACCGTAAATGTTGCCGACACGGCCGTTGCGGATGCTGTTCTGAGCACCGACCTCACCGACGAAAGCCTGCTCGGTAAAGCGATCAATACCAAGTAGGTTGTTCTTCTCGACCGGTGGGATGACCAGATAACGCTGTGACATTGGAACGTCAGCATCGTCAAGAGTCTGGATCATCTGGCGGATGCCAGCATCAGTCAGGGCTGCGCCGTTACCGGTGTTGGTGCTGGCGGTTGGATCCCAGTTGGTGCTGCCATCTGAGCCAACAACAGCGCCGCTGTAGTCAGTGCCACCCTGAAAACCGCCGAACAGAGCACCGAGATCGGTGTCAGCACGCTTTGACAGAGCAAAACCAGCATCATCAGTGTAGAACTGACGAAGGCTGTTAAGGGCCTGAGTAGCAACAATGTCTTCGATAAGACGGCTGTACTCAAAGTGCTTGTCAATGTTGACCTGTACTTCGCCCTCAGTGTTGCTGATTAGCGTGACCTGTGACTCGGCAGTCTTCTGGTTTGCGTCGCCACGGACAGGTGCTGGGATGTGAATGACATCGCCCTTCTTGCCCTGATGGTTCATGTTCTTGACAAGGTTTGCCAGAACAAGATTGGACTTGAATGATGCGATAACTTCGTCTGACCAAAC